TCCTGAATAGTTATTATAAGAAGTAGATATTGTTCCTTGATTTTCAATAGGGATATTAAAATTAGGTCCTCTTAAAGATGGGGGAGGTGGAGGTATAATTAATTTATCTAAATTAATATTAAAAGTATACGGATCAACTTTTTCTTCAACAACCCATAATGTTTGTTTTTCTTGTACATTTAAAGGAAGAGGTTGATATAACTTAAATAATATTTGATATCCATTAGGATCTTTATTTAAAGCAACATTAACAGCAGTATATAATTGATTATCTCCAAAATTTAATAAATAATCTACATAATAATTGGTACTATTAATTTTATTTATTAAATCTAAAGATGCACTTTCAATTTGTTCATTTGTTAATACAGTAGATGATAATGCTATTTCAGTTCTATCTTGAGAAATAATTTTAACAAATAAACTTTGTTCAATAAAATTAGATACTTTATTTTGAAAAAAGTTATATTTAACTTGAAATTCACCTGAAGAATATCCTATATTTTGTAAATCTTTAATAGGATCTATTTCAATTATAGGATATAATGAACTAGTTGTAATGGATAGAGTGGAATTAATACCTACATCTGTTGTTTGGATATTACCAGTAGTATTTGGTTGGGTTATTACCCCTGGGGTAAGACCTATATTTGTAGGTAATTTATAGTCAAAATAATTATAATTTATATTTAATAAATTTCCTCCTATATCATAGATGAAATATTCAATATAATCATTAATTCCACCAAAATTTTCTTGTAACTTTCTAGAGGAAATTAGAGCAGTATCTTGGCTAGTATAACGTGAAATAGTTGTTGAACTAACTATATTACCTACTATTTTAATATTATCTGCCATTATCTTCTAACTTGATTTAATTCATTTAATGCTGTCTGAGTATCTAATACTTGTTGTCTTAATGATGTAATTTCATCAAGTAAAGCTTGAATATCATCTTGATCAATTATTACTCCTAAATACTCAGCTTCTTTTTGTAAAATAAATCGATGAGAATCAGTATCTCCTTCTTTAGGAATTTGAAAAAATAATTGATCGTATAATGTAAAAAAATCTTCTAAAGTAAACGTTGGTGTTTCCTCATCTATTTGTTGATTTAATAACTGACTAAATTGAGTATTAATAACTTTTCCGTACTGATCTTTATTAAATACTTGCTTCTCTATAGGAATTTGAGATGTTGTATTAATTGTATTAACTACATCAGTTACATTAGTTGTATTAGTTCCATAATGTTGAGGCATAATTAATTATCTTACAACTTTAAAGTAATAATTTTCATCAAATACTATTGTTTCACCATTATTTAATATAGTTTTAAATAATAATTTATAATAACGTTCTGGTTCTAATCCATTCATATATACATTAAAATAGCTACCACTTGGATCACAACTAATTTTAGTATAAGATGTGTCATAATCTACGACAATTTCTTCAGTATCCAAATCTTTTATTGACCAGTATGAAGATGAAGGTAAAGCATAATTAACTAAAGCATATCCAAAGGAGGATGTTTGAAAAGATCTAGGTGGATATTTTTCTCTAACTTTAATATTAAAACGCTGTACTGAATCTTGTTGAAAAGAATTTTTATTATTTCCTAAACTAACCATATATAAATTAGAATCCATTACTTCTTGTGATCCAGTATTATATGATGAATCATTCCATCTAAATTCTAAAACTGGGGGGTAAATAGTATGAGTAGTAGCAGAAAAATATTTTGTTTCAAATTTAGAAGCTGTTGTAAATTCTAAAGATGAAGAATGTTTTAAAATAAAACCATTATTAGCAATTACATTAGTATAACTAGCACTTATAGCGTTAGTTACTTTTAATTCAATATCTTTAGTAGATATAAAAGTAAAAGATTGAGTTGATTCATAAGCAGAAGCAGTATACCATAAACCACCCCCAGCATTAGAACCACTATATGAGCCTGTTTGGCCTGAAGGAAAAGAACCAGGTGAAAACCATACTCCACTTCCACTTTGTTGTGTAAATCCCCAACTAGCTCCATCTGTTGTAATAGGAAGATTTGCTAATCTACCTGTACCCATATTCCAATCTGATGCTAAAGGATGAGAAAATATTTTATAGTTTAAAGGAATTGATGTTGCGTTAGCTAAATATAATTTTAAATAACAATCAAAACTAGATGATTTTATTTTATCAGCAATTGTACCTGATATTTCATTTGATGGGAATTTAATTAAAATACGTGATACTTCATTAGTACCTTCAATAGATTCAAAAGTACTAAGCTCCAATATTTCATCTAACCCAGAGTTTAAAGTAGGGTAGTATGAGTATAATGTAGCACTTTTTTCAGGAAATATCTTATATACAGCCATTGCTTGTTATTTTATGCTAATAAATGATAATATTCTTTAAAATGTTTTTGACGATCAGCTAAACCAATAGTACCACCATTTACACATTTAGTAACAGCAAGTACAGAGGCATCAGATGCATCTTTACACTTTGCTAAACAGTTCTTAGAGAAAAACCAAGCAGCTGATAATAGTGGATATTTAGTAGCAACTAAATCAGGGTTAGCAGCAATATCAACACCAATTGCTTTACCAAATGCAGTATAGTTTTGCTTACCGGTTAATTGAATATAACCACGTCCACGAAATTTAAATCCTTCACCTGATGCTTCATCACCATTACCCATACGAGATGCATAAACACGATTAGCAATTTTTTCAGGTTTACGTTGATATTGTTCTGCTAATACAGGAGTTGGAAAATATTTTTTAAATATACCTTGTAATCCTTTAGCACTATAATTTAAATTTTCATTAACAACACGGAATCCACCTGATTCATGACCACATTGAGCTAGAAAATGTGCTACCTCAACTGGTGTATCAATGCTAAATTTTTGCATTACATCAGGAATCTGAGCTATTACTGTATCTGGTACGTGTCCTTTTAATTTACTTAAATCCATATTTTATAATTTTTAAAATGGTACAACTCTTCCTTGAATATCTGTAGTTGGAAATCTAACTTCAAATATACTTGGATCTACTGAAGGATAAATATTACCTAATTTAGTAGCCCCAGGAATATCATAAGCATAAGGAGAATAATTTCCTCCTTGTTTATTAATAATTTCAACTTTAATTACGTTTTGTACACCCTTAACTTGTAAAAGTTTAGATGTAATATCGGCAAGTATAATAGGTTGATTAATATTCCATTTATCAATATTAAAATGGTCTTGTAAACCTAAAATACAGTTTGTTATAACATCATTATTACTATATCCACTGGCTACTACAATATCAAAATTAACCCCAATATTAATATAAAAAGCATCTTTAATATTAATAGCATCTGTTACCATTCTAAATTCATTAATATAAGATGCTAAATTATTTTTTAAAGTAGGAGATGCTGATATTAGTTGTTTATTAGAATTATAACCTAAAATGTACATATCTAATGAAAGAGGATTACGTTCTTCAGTAGTAGCTACTGTTGATGTAGCTAACATTTCACTAACAACATCTTGTGTGACATATATTTTAGATATTGAACCATAAGTAGAAGGTAAAGATAATGCTCTTACCATATAATCTTCTCTAGTTACAGCGCGTAATTGAGATTGATAAGCATAAAAGGCATTATTACGAATTTCTTCAACTTGGTCACCGTTTCTTCCGCCAGATGATGGAAAAGGATTAGTTACAGCTAAACTATTTAAAATAGTAGTAGCTAATGCATTTGATACTCCACTAGGAAAACTAGCATTAGAAGATACAATTGTTGTAATAGTATTAGAAGCAACATTAGAAGTAATACCACCACCTACTAAATATCGTACAGTAATATTACTACTTGGTGCTAAACCATATTCTTGAGTAAAAAATACAGATGCTTGATTAAAATTGTTATATAAATTAGATATACCAGGTACTAATCCAAGTTGAATATTATCTGGATTAGGTAAAATATTATTATCTGTAGCATTAGCAATGCCTGCTCCAAACTCAAGTTGAAGCGTATTATTAGATAAAAAACGAGATACATAACGACGAGGTGCTCTTTTCAGTTGTACTAAATAAGGTACTCCATCACTTCCTGATGTAGGGTTTTCTACTTTATCAAATATAGTAGATTGGGCTAAATAAGGCACTTCATACCAATTATTACCTTGAGTATCAGTAGCATCTAATATTTGTAATATATTTGTATCTGTAATAGTAGATATTGAAAATTTTTCTGGTGTACTAAAAGATAATGTTGTAGATTTAATTTCAGCAGAAATTGCTTTAACTGATTTTTTAAGTAAATAATAATTATTATCTACAAAAGTAATTTCCATACTACCTGTATCTCTAAAATCTACTTTTTGAGTAGTTAAAAATTTAGTACTACCTGCCGCACTAAGCTGAGCATTTTCAGGGACAACTAAAGCATAATTATAATCTGGCTGTAAAATTCCTCCTGAACCTGTTGTAGGTATTAGTTGAAATATATCTATATCAGCAGTAGAAGCATATGAAACTTTAGGACGATATCCTAACATATATGATAAAGCAAATAAATTTTCTTTTTCCTTAGCATATAATAAAAAATTTTCTTGTATTTGAGTATCTAAATAAAATGAAGTTACATCACCTATATATGAAGCCATTTCAATAAATAAATTACCTGGTGTTGCTTCAGTAAAATCATTATATACTGTTGGAAAATAAGTTTTAGCATAATTTATTAAATTAGCTTTAAACTCAGGAAAGGTTTTATTTAAATATGATATATTATTATCTGCCATTTTATATAAATTGTACTATTACTTGATCTGCATTTTGAGATATTCTTATTCTATATTTAACTATAACTGATATAGCATTATTATTATATTGAGGTGCCTCTTCTACTACTATATCATCAAGTTGTACTTCGGGTACAAATATAGATACATTAGTATTAATTAAATTTTTAATATCTTCTTTTATATCATCTGTTATACCTTCAAATAACACAGTTCCTAAATCAGCACCAAATTCAGGATTCATTATTCTTTCACCCTTATTAGTAAGTAAAAGATTAATTAAGTTAGATTTAATTTGGTCTTTAGTACTATACGTACTATTAAATGGACCGGCAACACCACTAAAAGGTAAAGATACCCCAATAGCGATATTACCTTGTAAATCTAAAGGATTAACACGTGTTATAACTGATGTAGGCATATTAATCTAATTGTCTTAGTCCTGATCTATCTTGTGCAGTCATATTATTTGCTGCATCATTAATAAATGCTAAATATGGATTTATTTTATCACCAGTAGATGGATTAATAGCATCTATTACTTTTAGATCATTGCGTTGAGGTTGTTGATAACCAAACATAGCTCCCATTTGATTACGCAATTGTTCACGAATATTACCACCTCCAACTATATTATTACTAGTAAATGTTGCTGTTTTAGATTCATTTAACTGTGGTTTTTGTAATAAAATTTCAGATAATTCTTCACGAACTGCTTCAGCTACAGCTTCTTTAATAATTTGTTTAAATGCTTG